CTATTGGATGGACACAATTTTATAGTAAAGATGCAGTATTAAAGGGTGGATTATGGAATGAAAACTTTATGTCTTGGGGTGCAGAGGATTGTGAATTTTATTTCAGATATAACATGTTAGGTTTTCGTGTCGGAAGAATCAATGATTGGATATGGCATTTCGAACATCAAAGAACTCATAACTCTCACTATAATAATCCAAAGTTTATGGACAATCATAACCTATGGCAATGGATAAAGAATCAAAAAAGAGATACTATAATTCAATACATGAATAATCAAGAATATTTTCAAAGGAGAATTAAAGATGCTAGCATTTAATAGTCTAGGGTTGATTGGAAGATTGGGAAATCAGATGTTCCAATACGCAGCTTTAAGAGGTATTGCTTCGAGACGTGGATATGATTTTGGTATTCCAGATTCAGACTTTACTGATGAATGGAGAAGTCATCAATTGTTTGAAGTTTTTGATTTAGTAAATTTACCAAAGCAAAACATTAAATACCTTGACGGTGGACACGCACCAGTTGTAACTGAAAAACATTTTCATTTTGATCAGATATTGTTTGATCAATGTCCTAATGAAGTTTCACTTCATGGTTATTTTCAATCCGAGAAATACTTTAAACATATTGAAGAAAGTATTAGAGAAGATTTTACCTTTAGAAGTCATATTCAAAAACCTTGTAATGAAATGATGGATGGTTTATCTGATGTCATATCACTTCATATCCGTCGTACAGATTACTTGACAAATAATGCTAACCATTATAATCTTGAATTGGATTACTATGAAGAAGCATTACACCATTTTGATGATCAACAGGTAATTATATTCTCTGATGATCCAAATTGGTGTAAAGAACAAGATTTATTTTCTGATGATAGATTTATGGTATCTGAGTCTAAAGATAATAAAATTGATTTGTGTCTAATGTCTATGTGTGATAATCATATTATTGCCAACTCATCATTCTCATGGTGGGGTGCATGGTTATCCAATAGTAAAAAAGTAGTAACACCAATAAACTGGTTCGGTCCTAATCTGAATCATAATGAAACAAAAGATTTAATACCAAAATCATGGGTCAGAATCTAATGGATAGAAATAAAGCATCTTATAAACTGGAAGGTATTGGACCCATCTACTGTATCAATCTTGATGATCAAACAGATAGATGGGAATACATGCAAAACCAATTCAAGTATTGGAACATTGAAGATAAAGTCACTCGTATTTCGGCGTTTGATGGAAGAGAAGATGATCTAGGTTCACAATTGAAAGGTAGATATCCAGATAACGTATCAAGTGGAGAGGTTGGTTGTACAATCTCTCATCTCAAAGCTATTAAACATTGGTACGAAACTTCTGATTCACCTTATGCAATCTTCATGGAAGATGATTGTGATTTAGATTTGGTAAGGTTCTGGAACTTTACATATAAAGACTTCTATAGTAGGATTCCTTACGATTGGGACGTTTGTCAAATCGCAATTATCTGTACTGGAGATATCCATGTCAGAATTCACAAAAGATTTGTAAATGATTTCTCAACTGCTTGTTACCTTTTAACAAGACATCATGCAGAAAAATTAATTAGACTTCATTGTAAAGGTGACAAGTTTAAGCTTGACAATAATGTAAGACCAAGATGTGTTGCTGATGATTTAATTTACAACTCTGGAAACTCTTACGCAATTCCACTTCTTCTTTATAAAATTGAGTTCGGTTCTTCTATTCATGAAGATCATATTTCTGCATTCCATCAAGGGAATCATCAGGCCCAATTAAACTATTGGACAAACACTGGAGCCCAAATGAAAATTGATGATTTGATGAACTTTGATCCATATCTAGGAAGAATCAGTCCACCATCATCGAATAGTTGACAGAAACAATCAACTATGATATTATAAATAAGTTACCTTTTGTCTTTCAGTAATTAAAGTAACAATAGGTAACTATAAACAGAGACAAGTCGAGTCTCTTTACATCCGTGGGTAGACTCCACGAGAAAAAATAGGTAACTAAAATGTTTAAATCTGTATTCGCAGCATCTGCTGCTCTTTCCCTATCCGCCGGTGCTGCATTCGCAGGTCCATATGTAAGAGTCGAAACCAACGCTGGTTGGGCTGGTAATGATTACAACGGTGCCGTAACCGAACTCCAACTCGGTTACGATGGCGAACTCGGAGAAAATGCTTCTTGGTATGTTGAAGGTGGTCCAGCACTCGTTTCCGTAGATGGAGAAGATAACGAAACCGAAATCGCAGCTGAAATCGGTGCTTCTGTTGCTCTGAGTGATTCGATTGGACTTTACGGAGAACTCTCCTTCCTTACCTCACAACAGGACTTCGAAGAACTGAACACCGGTGCTAAACTGGGCGTCAAATATAGTTTTTGATATCAGAAATAGTTTCTAATATGAGGGAGTCAACACGACTCCCCTTTTTAAGCCCTTGACAAATATAAAGAAATTATATATAATTGTAACAATACTTCACAAAGGAGATCAAGTGACAGTTACAACTGAAGACGGTGGTCGTCAAAACATGTTTGCACAAGAACCACAAATGTATATCTCTCAAACTGATGCAGAACGTTATGGTTATGAAACTTATGCCGAGAGGGCTGAAAAATTGAATGGACGTACAGCAATGCTGGGATTTATCGCAGCAATTGTATCTTATGCAACCACAGGAAGTCTTTTCTTCTTTGGTGTATTTGGTATTTGATCACTATATAATAGAAACATAGGAGAAAAACAATGAACGAAAACGCAGAACGTATTAATGGTTGGGCAGCAATGCTTGGTATCGTAGCAGCAATGGGTGCATATGCACTGACAGGGCAGCTGATCCCTGGCATCTGGTGATGACTACTGAATTAATCTTACAGATTTTTTCTGGAGTCGCATTAGTCGGAGTTATAGTATCACTATTAAGAGATGAGGATAATGATGACAATCCACCTGATGATGGAATGTTAAGTCCTATTATGGAGGGTGTTTAACACCCTCCTTTTTTTTTCTAAATATTTAAAAATACTTTTTACCGATGTTCTCAAAATCAAAGGAAAAGGTAGAAGAAGATGAAGATAAAGAACATAGTGAAGATAAAAGTGAAGTGCTTGGTAATTTAGTGAAAGTTGTTGTTCTTATTTGGTCTGCATCTCTACTCACATTTAGTTATGTAAGACTTCCTAATGGTCAAAAGATTTTAGATTTTGACCCAACATTTATAGCATCAGTTTTTTCTGGTTCATTAGCAGCATTTGGTCTATCACCCGCAAAGACAGGAACACAAGTCCAAAATAAGAAAAGGGATGAAGAGCCACCAGTTAATTCAACTATTAAAATAAAAAATGATTGATATTCCTGGAGAAATTATTTTAACTCTAACAGTTTGTTTTTTTGGAATTTTTTTATTCATACTCTCTATTTTCTAAAATTATAGATAGATTATATACTTTTAAAAAAAAATGCAAAAAATTATCAACGGTATAGCATTATTATCCGGTATTGTATCACTTGGCGTAGTTGTTGGTGGTGGATGGATATACCTTGAGAAAGATAGTATAATCAAAAATGTAAAAAACCAGATGATTAATGTGGTTACTCAATCAATTACGGAATCATTACCAGGTATGATTGATTCTTCTTTACCCGAGTTACCTTCACAAACTGGTGGTGTCATTCCTTCCTCTCCTTCACCTAACTTTACAGGAGGGGCATTACCTTTATGAGAATTTAATGATAACTTGTAAATAGAACAGTTTTACTTGAATCATGAAAAATAATAAATTTATAAAGAGAAAATATGGTGATAATAAAATGATGAAGAAAAAAGATAGTAATGATAAATTCATCTTGTATGTTGCAATTCATTCAGCATTTACTGCCATAACAGATCTTTTTAAAGATGAATGAGATACCTGAAATAGGAATAAGACCTATTGATATACCAAGATCAGTTTTTATTAATCCATCACAATCAATTCCACTTGCTCCACCTGTAACTGTGGAACTTGGTTTTCCAATAGTTGAACTGCCCGGATGTGTAGAGGCCTATCAATCCAATAATAAGAATTTACCGCAAGATGACGAAAGAGGAATACTTACGCTTTGTGATTCTGGTGTCCCTAGTTTTAATCCTATTCAGTTTGAACCACTACAAGTAATACCCACTAAACCAGCTCAGGTTGAATCAAGACAATCAAAACCTGAAGAACCAGAAATAGAAATACCATCTACAAATCCACCCAAAATTCCTACACCTGAAATCATTTGTCCCACACCATCACAGAATGCAAATGAACCGGTTGGTTCTTATGTCAATGGCTTTAGAAAAAAGGTGATTGAGTATAGACTTATTGGAAGAGAGTGTATACAAATAACTGATGATCTATCTTTAACTGAACAGATAATAGCAGGTGTTCCATCTGGTGGTCAAGTTACAATGACAAGTACGATTGCCGTTGTTGCTACATCATCAGCAATCATGGCAAAACCGTTGGCAGACTTACTACTTAAAGTAGTCAAACCAACGGTTAAAAAGGTCATTGTAAAAATCAGTAAGATCAGGGGGAAACAATCCGAGATCTTGTCTGTAAAGGAGCGCCGAGATCAGCAGCGGATCCAGTCTCACGCCCTGAGGCAGATGAGGGGGAAGGAATAGAATGTCTATGTGGAGGAATGACACCACCAGGATTAGTAACAACCACATCCGCACACACTTTATAATATGGAGACTTGGGGTGGAAATAAATACCCTGTTTCTTGAGTTCTCCACAGTTCTTGAGTCGGGCAATTTCAAAGTCTAATCTTTTGTTTGCAGTCAACTGTTGTTGTAAAGATATTTGAGTTGCCGCAGCTTCTTTACATTGATCTTGTAACTCTGAGTCTAAAGGTCGTGACCAGGTCGCTGATACACCCAGAGACAGGTTGTAATTATCTTTTTGACCCGTTCTAATGGGTATTGTATTAATGATGTTTCCAGGGTTATCTAATACCCCATCACCATCTGCATCAGTAGGGTCAAATACATTTTCATCAAAGAAAGGTTCAAATGGTTTCTGTGCAGAAACAGAACCAGTTATAAAGGGTGTGAAGTTAATAGTAGGTCCTTGACATTGAATACCACCACCATATGTATTGGTAATATAAGGTCCTTGAAGAACTTGAATTGCTTGATTAGTAACTGAACCTGATGAGTTAGCAACAGGGGCAGCTGTAGCACTTACACCTCCTACTGTATCTGCTAGTGCTGAATTTGGAGTAAAGGCACTAAGTAAGAATGAAATGAATAATAATCTCTTCATTATTTTTTCATTGAGTAAAAATGGAAACTGAGTCAGTAACTGATTTAATTTCAGTATTTCTTTGAATAATTGTTTGATTACTCAATCCGGGTCCAAAATATGTTTCTGTAAATTGAAATGCTCCTCCAGGTTGGGACTGAGAAAATGATGGTCTTGAAGTAACTCCTGTCCAAACTGAAGTCACACCGTCAATCGTCACAGTAAATTCACCTGTACCGGGAGATAATTCTCCATTCACATCTATACCTGAACCACTTGCTGAATATTGAAATCCGGTGTTGTAATCTACAGAATTAATAGTTTCACTTACATTTGATGTTGTTTCTGTACGACTTGTCAATGAACCTTGGGTAAAGTTGGGCACAACCGGTACACTATGTACCGGTTGTAAAGTTCCATGAATTACACCAAGAATCAATCCAAGTCCGATTGCTTCTTGAAATCTAGTCATTAGTCTATTGTAATTTCTGATACAAACTGACCTGTTGCTGTAGTACCTGCACCACCTGCAGTCAAAGATACACTACCAGCACTATTGATAGTACCTGCAAGAGAACCTGCTGTACCACCGGTAAATGTAGTTGATTGTCCTTGAAGAACTGGTGCAGAAAACTGACCAGAACTTAATGCTGCTTGTGTTGATGTTGTAGAGTCACCTTCAATATAACTTTCTACGAAAGAAAATGCATCACCATCAGTAGTCAGTGAATATGTTGTAGGTGTAAAACTTGCACCAGAACCACTTACAAATGAACCAAGACCACCTGGTGAAGCTGCAGTAATGTTATTTCCAGAAACCGAATAACTACTTCCAATTCTCTCTGTTGTAACTGATGGACTGTCTACAGTTAACTGAATACTTGTAGATAATCTAGAGGTAAGATCTGCCTTTGCAGTAGTGGCAGTCATCAATAACATTCCAAAAGCAATTAAAGCTTTTTTCATTTGTACTGTTCTTTGAACATCTATATTTAGAAATTTAACATTTTTTATAGATGTATTATGAGAAAATTAAATAGGTAAATATTTAAATATCTTTTCTGCTATGGATAAAGAATTTACAGAATTAAACTTAGAAAGAAAAGAGTGTCCTAAATGTGGAGCAGTGTGGTTAAATGGACAACATATCTGGAACACTGGTGTTATTGGAGATAATAAAACCTTATCTAACCTTGTCTGTGGTTTGGTTGAGTCTCCTGAGTGTATAAATCCTGAACACATAAAGGGTCATATATATGGAGAGAAAGACACTTGGGAAAAAAGGTCCAGGTTTATTGATCAATCATTTACAAAATAATATTATGCCAAGAGGACAACTTACAAGAAATGAAATCTTATCAAAGGTTTACAAATTAAAGGATGAACTTAAAGATCAAAAGGGATTAGCAGAAAATAAATATCTTGCTAATGAATACTTGAATAAGGTCTTAGATTATATCAACGAGTTTCGTCTCTAAAGAACTTAAAGTATCCTTATCTTCCGGGACAA